AAGTATAGCAGATTGGCAAGTAGTGCCTGTAACAAGAACACTGGGTTGTGCCGATGGATTTTCTGTACAGGAAATAGGTGGTGATCTTTTGTTTTTATCTCCAGATGGTCTAAGAACAATTGCTGCTACTGCTAGAATTGGTGACATAGAATTGGGTACTGTATCTAAACCAATTCAACCCCGTATTGAAGATATTGGTTTTGATAATGTTACTTCTGTTATTGTAAGAGGAAAAAGTCAATATAGATTATTTTATCCAAAAACAGGCGGCACTACAGAAAATAGTAGGGGTATTTTAGCTACATTAAAAAGGACACCAGAAGGAAGTATTGGATTTGAATATGCAGATTTAATCGGTATAAAGCCTTCATCTATGGATTCTGGTTTTATTAGTAACACCGAATATATAATTGAGGGAGGATACGATGGCTATGTACGTAGGCAAGAAAATGGAGATACCTTTGATGGCTCAAATGTAATAGCTATTTATCGTTCTCCTGATTTATCTCTTGGAGATACGGGCCTAAGAAAACTTATGCAACGAGTTATTTTAAATTACGAAGTAGAAGGAACAATAGCTGCAGAACTTAGAATTAGATATGATTCAGACGATAGAGATGTACCACAACCAGCAAAATTTGATATTACCTCTCCCGGTGGAATAGCAATTTTTGGTAGTTCTTCTTCTGAATATGCTAATGCAGTATATGGATCAAGTGGTGCTCCTATATTTAGAAGGGCTATTGAAGGATCAGGATTTCTAATTGCTGTTAAGCTTAACCATAATAGTTCTAATAATCCCTTTACTTTAAATTCATATCAATTAGAATTTACAACTGGAGGACGTAGATAATGGGTTCAACGTATACACGACAAAGTAGTACTGAAATAGTAGATGGAGAAGTTATTAATGCTTCAGATTTTAATAATGAGTTTGAACAGCTTGTATCTGCTTTTGCTGTATCTACTGGGCATAGCCATGACGGTACAACTGCTGAAGGTGGTCCTGTAACTAAGCTTTTAGGTACAGCTATTACTATTGGTGATGGTACGTCTGGAACAGATATTGCAGTAACTTTCGATGGTGAATCAAGTGATGGTGTTTTGACTTGGATGGAAGATGAAGATCATTTCAAGTTCTCTGATGATGTTGTAATAGATAGTAGTAAAAGAATATATTTGTATGATGAAGGTGGAGAATATATTTATGGTGATGGTACAGACTTATACTTAGTCTCTGGTGCGGATATTAATATTCCTGCAAACATCGGTTTAACATTTGGTAATGATGGGGAAAAGATTGAAGGTGATGGTACAGATTTAACAATTAGTGGTAATAATATTAAACTTACTGCCACGGCAGATGTCGTAATTCCTGCTGATGTAGGTATAACTTTTGGCACTGGTGAAAAGATAGAAGGAAATAGCACAGATTTAACAGTTACATCAGGAGCAGACATTAATCTTACTGCTACGTCTGATGTAAATATACCTTCTGGTGTTGGTGTAACATTTGGTGATGATGGTGAAAAGATTGAAGGGGATGGCACTGATCTAACAATTAGTGGTAATAATATTAATCTTACTGCTACAGCAGATGTAGTAATTCCTGCTGATGTTGGTATTACTTTTGGTTCTGGAGAAAAGATAGAAGGTAATAATACTGATTTAACTATTACCTCTGGTGCAGATATTGCTTTAACAGCTACAGGAGATGTAAATATACCCACTGATGTAGGGGTAACTTTTGGTGATGATGGGGAAAAGATTGAAGGGGATGGTACTGATTTGACTATTTCAGCTTCAGCTCTTTTTAATGTAGATGCTGGTACAGATATTGTTTTAGATGCAGGTGGAGGCGACATTTTCTTTAAAGATGATGGTACTACATTCGGTAGTGCTACTAATACTTCAGGTGATTTAATTATTAAGTCTGGTACTACTACTGCAATGACGTTCAGTGGTGCTAATGTAACATTTGCAGGAACTGTAACAATTGGTAGTGCAGGTATATCTGAAACAGAATTAGAAATTCTAGATGGTGCTACTGTAACAACTACAGAATTAAATTTAATTGATGGGGGAACTTCTAGAGGTACAACTGCTGTAGCAAGCGGTGATGGCATTCTTATAAATAATGCTGGTACAATGGCAATGACTAATGTAGATACAGTTTCAACTTATTTTTCAAGTCATAATGTTGGTGGTGGTAATATTGTTACAACTGGAGCACTTGATTCTGGTTCTATAACTTCTGGATTCGGTGCTATTGACAATGGAACATCTGGAATACGAACTGATACATTTACAGCAGAGACATCTATTGTTCCTGATGCTTCAGGAGGAGCAGACATAGGAACATCTTCTTTAGAATGGGGAGATGTGTATGTTGCAGATGATAAATATATTCAATTTGGTTCAGATCAAAATATTATAGTAGGCTACGATGAAGATGGAAATGATACTTTAGAATTTAAAGCAAATGTAGAAGCAGCAGCTTTAGGATTAACATTTAGTGCTGACCAAGCAGATGATAATGCAGATACATGGAAATTAAATTTTGCTGATGGAGGAACAATAACATGGCAAAGTTACACTTCAGGTTCTTTTGTTACAAAACAAACATTGGACACAAGTGGTAACTTAACTCTTACAGGTGCTATCGAACTTGGTCATGCTAGTGATACAACTATTGCTCGTTCTGGCAGTGGAGACATTACCATTGAAGGAAATGCAGTATATAGAGCGGGTGGAACAGATGTACCTGTTGCAGATGGAGGTACTGGAGCCAGTTCATTAACGGACGGGGGCGTATTACTTGGTAGCGGCACGGGAGCAGTCACAGCCATGTCCGTTCTAGCAGATTCTGAGATGATTGTAGGTGACGGTTCTACCGATCCGGTGGCAGAAAGCGGAGCAACCCTACGCACGAGTATAGGCGTTGGAACAGGAGATAGTCCACAATTTACGGGTATCGAGCTAGGACATGCTAGCGACACTACGATAGTTCGATCAGGTTCCGGTGATATTACAATAGAGGGAAATGCTGTCTATCGTGCTGGGGGAACTGATGTTCCTGTAGCTGATGGTGGTACAGGAGCTTCTTCATTAACGGATGGTGGTGTACTGTTAGGTTCTGGTACTGGTGCTGTAACTGCAATGGCAGTTTTGGCAAATGGCGAAATGATTGTTGGTGATGGTACAACCGATCCAGTGCCGGAATCAGGTTCTACACTAAGAACATCAATTGGTTTAGGTACATTTGCAGTTGAGAATGTTAATGCCGTTCCAGCGTTAACTTTAGCCGCTGCTATTACTGGTGCTGATCAAACAGTTTCTGCTATTAATCTTAAAGATTATGGTGAAGTTACTAATGCCATTGGGGGTACAGGGGGTGGTACTCAAGATATCGATTTAAATGCTGGTAATAATGTTACAGCTACTGTTGATACAAGTACCAATACTTTTACTTTTAGCAACCCTACTGCTAGTGATGAATTGTGTGGCTTCACTCTCTTCCTAACAAATGGAGGATCACAAACCGTGAACTGGCCCGGCACTGTTGATTGGGCAGGGGGAACTGCGCCAACTTTAACTACTAGTGGTTTAGACATTCTTGTTTTCATAACAACGGATGGCGGAACAATTTGGCATGGTATGGTTGCCAGTGCGGCGAGTGCATAATGCCTAATATCAAAAGAGGAATGATGGGTGCGGCTGGGGTGTCTGGAGACCCAAACCAAGGAACCTTTTGGACATGGGGCCAAAATGAAGCCGGTGATCTTGGTATTGGAACTCAGTCCTATGCTCCGACTAAAAGCCCCGTTCAAGTTGGAAGTGCTTCCGATTGGCAAAGTGTAGATTTGGAAAATTATGCAATAGATAAGATGTCTGATGGTCACAATACAAGCTGTGCTATCGGTGGAAATGGAAAATTGTACACTTGGGGAAGCGGATATTCCGGCGGAGGAGGAAGAGGAAATACAACGTCTGTCTGTGTTCCCACTCAGGTTGGCTCTGCAACTAATTGGCATACTTGTGCGACCGGCTCTGAGACTTGGGCTACTAATACGGCAGGTGAATTGTGGTTTATAGGTGGTGATGGTGCTTATGGGCAAAACGGGCAAGGGACAACTACTGATTATTCTAATCCCGTACAGATTGGTACCGAAACTTATTGGGTAAGTGTATATGGCACCCACCGATTTGCTTTGGCAATCACTAACCATGGCTCGGCTGATGATGGAAGGCTATACGCTTGGGGTATTAATCAACAAGGACAGTGCGGCCAAGGTAACACTGATCCAAACTCTTATTCCTCTCCAGTCCAAATTGGGTCGCTTACTACTTGGAAGCAAGGATGTACCACCGAGGATTGGTGTGCTGCCCTTAAATCGGATGGCACTATGTGGGCGTGGGGGCAAAATACCGTGGGACAATTAGGCCAAGGCAATACAACTAGTTATTCCTCTCCTGTTCAAGTGGGGTCAGATACAGATTGGGCGGTCATGACCATTGATGTTAAAAACACTCTGTACGGCATCAAGACTGGAGGGACTTTGTGGTGCTGTGGGGAAAATAGTCATGGACAGTTAGGCCAAGGGAATACCACTGATACATCTTCTCTTGTTCAAGTTGGAAGTTTAACAAATTGGAAACTAATAACTACCGGAGACCGTTGTGCCGTTGCCGTAAAAACAGATAATACTTTATGGGCATGGGGGAGCGGCCTGAATGGCTGTTTAGGGCAAGATTCAACTACTGATTAT